CAAGGCGGGTGCGGCACTCTACGCCGGTTTCCTCATCAGTCCAGAATAGTGATGGTTCGGCATAACCTTTAACATCACCGCCGTGCGCCAGAACAACCTTAGCTGCACTGTGCGCCAAAACAGCTTTACTCATTGTTAAGATGATCTCCCATTCAGCGCCGCTTATTATGGTCTTTCCGGCATTTTCCCGCGCAAAGGTAGCCGCTGCGATCCTTCCGGCGTCAGTTCTCTTATTAAACTCCGGCGCGATTGCCACCTCGTCATCGAGTCGATGTTGTTCCAGAAGCGCCGTGTGAAATGCTCGTCCGAATGCCATCGCCTTGGTATCGGGCTTGAGGCGCTCTTTAAAATGCCTTGGCGATATTCCGATAAGGTCTAAACCGCTGCGGCTAATCGCCGGGTGCGCGTGATATTCAGCAGCCGGCATGTCGTAGACGATCCTGGGTTCGTTCATACGGATTGCCTATGGTCTGATCTTAGCTGGCGCAGCTCTTCAGAGCCTTGCTGGTAGTCATAATCTTGAAGGACTTTTTCGGCGCGGTCTTTTATCTTGTGGATGTAATCAAGGAAAAGCTCTTCCACCCTCTCTCTAAAACCTTGAACTCCAACCTCCTCAGAGGCGCTAGAATAGTTAATAATCTTAATCGCCGCCTCAGCAGATACCAGTAAAGCAAATTTGGCTTGATTTATCAGCCCTAACTCCCGGTAAGCATCATTTACCATTTCTTCAGTTATTTTCATTCTGCCTCTCTTTCAATTGCCTGGAATACGCCGCTATCAATTACCGACCCGGCGTGCAGCTCTTCAACCATAACTAACATTAAGACGCTGCCGGTGGTTATAACGTAGGCCCAGATCAACAGTACGAATAGGCATTCCGGTTTTATTATTTTATTTAGCATTGTTCCTCTCTATTTTTATAACATAATACGACTACGTATTTGCAACAAAAATAGTATCACCCATAATACTAGTCAAGCTCTATTTTAATATTTTTTTCTGTTGACTTAACACCAGCAAGAATATTAAGGTGCAGGAATGATTAATGAAGATTTGAACCTGCTATATATTGAAACATTCCTTAAGAACACTGGGCTTTCTGCCCGTGTTCTTGGCATGAAGGCGTTAAATAACCCCACAATTATCTATCGCATCCTCAAAGGCGAGGATTACAAGGCATCTTCTATGGAAAAGATTATCGCCTATATTCGCAGCTATACACCTCAACAATAGGCGCGATATGAAAGAAACCCAGCTTGTCTATCAGATATACCGGGCTTACTTTCATCAAAGGTGGTGGATCTGTTTAGACAGAGCAAATAGCGGAACTTTTAAAGTTGCAAACCATTACGTTCAAGGTCACGAAACCGGCACGGCTGATCTAATCGGCTTCATGGCTCCTTTCGGGAGATTTGTTGTTGTCGAGGCTAAAGTTGGAAAAAACAAGCAAAGCCCGGAACAGAAAGAATACCAGGAAAGAGTGGAAAGATTAGGAGGGGTGTATATTCTGGCTTACTTTTTATCGGATGTTGAGGCCGTCCTTAAGCCGTATTACGAGATAAACAGAGCACTGCTATTAAACAAAATAACTAAAGAAGATGCTATAAAAAAACTATTAGAACTTGAGGGGGTTTTAAAATGATAGAGGGTGATTTTGATATTTGTCCTTTTAAGCTTTTCATCGGCGCCATAACGCCTAACTGGCTTATGGGCTGTAAAGATGTTAGCGATTCAGCTAAATTGTGTTACGCCAGGCTTTGTCAATACGCCGGAGATAGTTATGAAGCCTTTCCTAAGCAAGAAACTTTCGCGCAGAGCATGGGCTGGAGCGTGCGCAGCCTGCAAATGTACCTAAGCGAATTAATTAAATTTGGGTTAATAAGAACCGTAAGACATGGCAGAAATAAACCAAATAGTTACAGATTCCGTTATCACCCAATTATGGCCTCAACGCTACGAAAACCCTTGGACACGCAGGATCTTGCGTGTCATAATTTAGATACGCAGGATCTTGCGTGTCCGGATACGCAGGATCTTGCGTATCCATATAATGATGAAGAGAATCATTTAAGAGAATCAATAAAAGAAAAAAATATAATAAAAAAAGAAAAAATTGGCTTTGATGAAGAGTTCAAAGAATTCTGGAAAACCTACCCACGAAAAGTTGCCAAGAAAAAGGCTGAGGAAATTTACAAACGAATCCTGAAAAAAGGAGTTGCATCTCACGCCGAGGTGATGGAAGGTCTGAAATCCCAAATCACTGACTGGAGAAACGATAACCGGGAAACCCAATACATTCCACACCCTACAACCTGGTTGAATGCAGGTAGATGGGAAGACGAAGACGGCGGAGGGAGCCACCCGGCAGGGATTAAACCAACGATAATCGTGGAGATTTTATGACCGAACTTCAAACAACCGAAGAGCAATCTTCACCCGAAGAAATGCAAATAGCCAACTACCTGACAGGCCCGATGTCTAGGTTCAAAGGCTGGAAATTCCTTGCGGGAGAGGTAAAATTCATCGCAAATGAGGTCGGCAATGCCCACGCAGATGTCCTACAAGCCGCCGCAAAATCCATCGTGATGGGGTTCAAAGAAAAACCAGCGCTGAAGCTAATCATTGACGCGGTGCATGAGGCGAAAACAAAAACCAACATACCCGCAGAACGTAGCTCAAACGGAGCCTTCACTACCACAGAGGATAATTCAATCATCTGCAACTGCGGCAGGCATCGCGGCGTTGGTGATTTCCGACCAGAAGAGCGCGCTGGGGTTTACGCTTGGTATTACGCAAACGATCTATTTTTCGCACTGACCTCCGATAAACTAGCTTGGCTGGATGATTACCAGCAGTACCACGGCCAAGTGAGACATTGCATGATCGGTAACAAGCGAGTGGATTTTAAAAAACTCCTGCCTTGCATAATCGTGGAAAACAGCCCACAAGAGCCAAGGCAAATTGCCTATTGATTTTTTGTTTAACGTGGTTTAAGATTGGTTAACCACAACCACAGGAATTTTTGCCAATGCTAGCACAAGAAGTCAGAGATTACGTTAACGAAGTCGCCAGAAACAAAGGCTTTTATCCACGTTTCCTAGGCAACGTAGTTCAGATCGGCGAGCACAGTTTCCACCCCGGCGATACCGTAGAGCAGGCAAGGCAAACGCTAGCCAGGTTGAATTACATCACGCTGAACGAAGATGGCTTAGAGGATTACATCGTGCTGAAGACCGAAGAGGTTGACGATTTACTGGCTTCTACTCCGCTAACACCAGCCGGAGCACTGCTGGGGAATTTTCTAAGCGGCTTTCCCGGCGTAGATAACCTAGAAGAAAACCCGTCAATTGTTTTTGGTGAAACCGAGAGAGCCGTCGCCAAATCCCCGAACCACGACAACCTCCGCAAAGCAAGAGAAGCGAAAGCCGCTAAGGAAGCCGCGCTTAGAGCAAAAATAGAAGCAGACGCCGCTGAAAATAAGGGCAATTAAGTCGGAACTTTAACCGTAATGGAAATAGTTGAACTTAGCATAAAAGACCTCAAAGCCGCAGAATATAACCCGCGCAGGCTTACCAAAGACCAAGCAGCAAGATTAGAAGAAAGTTTATCCGGGTTCGGCGTTGTCGAGCCTGCGGTCATAAACATGAGCATAGGCCGCGAATGCACCATTGTCGGTGGTCATCAACGCATACGCATCGCCAAGCGCTTAGGGCTTAAAACATTTCCCTGCGTGTTGGTTGATTTGAGCCTTGAGAAAGAACGTGAGCTTAACGTGCGTTTGAATAAAAACACCGGCGAATTTGATTTCGATATGCTGGCAAACCATTTTAACGTTGAAGAGCTGCTTAATTGGGGCTTCAACCAGGAAGAACTCAAGATTGACGTTTCTCCCCTTGGCGCGGGCTTAATTGACGAAGACGAGCTACCTGAAGAGGTTGCGGTAGTCGCGTCAAAGCTTGGCGACTTGTGGCAGCTTGGAAACCACCGCATCGTCTGCGGCGACAGCACTAACCCAGCGCACGTTGATAAGCTACTAGCGGGCGTTAAGCCTCACCTCATGGTTACTGACCCGCCTTATGGCGTTAATTACGATGCCTCGTGGCGCGAAGGTGCTGACCTTGGTGTCGGCGAGCGTAGTAAGGGCAAGGTGATTAATGATAACCGCGCGGACTGGACTGAAGCTTATGCGCTATTCCCTGGCGATGTCGCTTATACTTGGTGTGCGCCTGGGGATTTGCAATGCACTGCGCGCGATGGTTTAGTCAATGCTGGTTTTGAGATTAAGCAGCAAATCATCTGGGTTAAGCAGCATTTTGTTTTAGGCCGGGGTCACTATCATTATCAACACGAGCCATGCTGGTATGCTGTGCGAAAAAAGGCGAAAGGCATTGGCAAGGTGATCGCAAGCAATCCACAATCTGGGAAATCAAGAATAATAACTCATTCGGCAATGGCGAGAAGGAAGAAACCTTCGGTCATAGCACGCAGAAACCCGTTGAATGTATGCGCCGCCCGATTGAAAACAACTCAAGCCCTGGCCAAGCTATTTACGAGCCGTTCTCCGGCAGCGGCACAACTGATAACCGCCTGCGAGCAAACAGAGCGCCACTGCTACGCTATTGAAATATTCCCGGCTTACGTGGACATGGCGGTACGTAGGTGGCAGGCATTTACAGGGCAAAAGGCCGTCAACCTTGAAACTGGAGAGGAGTTCGATAAGGTTTATGAAAAAGCAATCAAAGCCAGAAGTAAAAAAACAGCCTAGACGTGGTCGGCCAGATGCCGATATTGATTTGAAGGCACTGGAGGCTTACTGCTCGCTGTTTGCCACGCAGCAGGAAATAGCCGACCTTTTGGGCGTTTGTCGCCGCACAATCGAACGCAAAGCCCGGGAAGAACCATACAAAACCATAATGGAACGTGGTTATTCAAAAGCTAAGGCAACATTGCGCCGCTACCAGCTTGACGCAGCCAAGGCAGGCAACGCTTCAATCCTTATCTGGCTTGGTAAAAACTACTTGGGCCAGAAAGACATCGTGATTAACCAGCACGAAGGCAAAGACGGTGCGAAGGATGTCGGCGTTAAGCTCATAATCGAGGGTTAGCAATGGAGATTCGCTATTCCTACAGGAATGCTCCGACCATCAAAGCGTTTAGCGAAGATAGATCTTTTATCCGTGGTTTAATGGGGCCATTCGGCTCAGGCAAATCCTCCGGCTGCGTAATTCAAATGGTGAAAGAAGCAATGGAGCAGGCACCAGGCCGTGACGGTATCCGCCGCACGCGCTTTGCTGTTATCCGTAACACGTATGGCCAGCTACGCGACACCAGCTTAAAAACCGTAATGCAATGGCTGCCGGAGCACTACTTCGGCAAATATACCTCGCAGCACCACACATACCGTGTGACCGGCATTCCTGGCATCGACATGGAAATAATGTTCTGCGCACTTGATAGACCGGACGATGTGAAGAAACTACTTTCGCTTGAGCTTACCTCTGCCTGGATAAACGAAGCCCGTGAGATACCGCGAGCAATCTTTGAGGCCGTGCAAGGTCGTGTTGGTCGTTATCCGAGTGCAATCGATGGCGGCGCAACACGCTTCGGTGTGTTCATGGACACTAACCCGCCTGATGTTGATCACTGGTGGTACAAAACATTCGAAGAGAAGCGGCCGGATAACGCGCGGTTATTCAAGCAGCCAAGTGGCTTAAGCCCGAATGCAGAAAACGCAAACAACCTGCCTGCTGGTTACTACTTCAACCTTATGAAGGACAAGGATGAGGAGTGGGTTAAGGTTTACGTTAAAGGCGATTACGGTTTTGTTATTGAAGGCAAGCCGGTTTATCCTGAGTACAACGATGCAATCCACTGCGGCAATATCGAACCTATTCGCGGCCTCCCGTTCTACCGCGGCTGGGATTTTGGATTAACGCCTGCGATTACACTTAGTCAATTTCCGGCGGGCCGCTGGCTTGTGCATGATGAGCTGAACGCTACGAGTATGGGCACAACACGCTTCGGTAAGGAAGTAATACCGTTCTGTTCTAAATATGCGGGCTTTGAGTTCATTGACATCGGAGACCCTGCAGGTGCGCAAAGAGCACAGACAGACGAGCGCACATCTTTTGAAATACTAGCTGCAATGGGCATCGAAATTCAACCAGGCGACCAGGATCCAAACATCCGCCAGGAGTGCGTTCGCGCCGCTTTAAACACAATGGTCGATGGCAAGCCAGGCTTCATGCTTAACCCGCGCTGTAAAATGCTAAGGAAAGGTTTTCAAGGCGGTTATCAGTTGCGCCGCTTGCAAACATCCTCCGAGCGTTATACAAGTGTTCCGGATAAAAACGCATATAGCCACCCGCACGACTCGCTGCAATATGTCGGCACCAGGCTATACGCAGCAGCCTTAAAAACTAAAGCAGGTGTCGCAGCGGCTGCGCGGCCTGCATCAATCAATACCACCAGCGCTGGAAACGGGATGTATTTATGATTAGCAATGAAAAATTACTCGCAAAGTTTAGCAAGTTTATAACAACCACAAGCTACTCCGGCTGGAAGTATTGGCGCACCAACGAGGTCATTGAGGGCTATAGGTTCTACTACGGCATTGAGCAGTTTGACCCGAAGGTGAAAGCGGAAATTATCGCTAGTGGCATGAGGCCGCTCGTGATGAACCGCATCCCGAAGTTCATTCGTGGTGCAGCAAATCAAATCGGCAAAGCTATCGGACAAATACGCTACTATCCTGGCAATGACCCGAACGCCGGCACCTACGCTGAAGGCGTAAACACGTTATTCAAATGGGCTGCAAAGCAATCCGCGCTCGAACACCAGTTGTCGCTTGTGCGTATTGACGCGATGATTTGCGGCTTAGGTGTTATCGAGCTGGCCTTAGATCAGCAGGACAACCCGCTCGGTGAGCCACGCTATTACCGAGTGTCGCCACTTGAAATGCTGGTAGACCAGGACGATAACAGCCTTAACTTCACCGAATCTGATGAAATCTGTCGCGCTAGAATTATCAGCCGCGAAAAATATAAAGCTCGCTGGCCCAAAGCTGCGAATGCAAGTATTGACCCGGACTTCACATTCGCGGTTACACAGGCTTCAGGTGAACAATCGCCAGGTAGCTACCAAGGCCAGCTTGATCCTACATTCGGAAATGGCAGTTACGACTCTCGCATCAGTGGTGATAATGTCACCGTTTACGATTACCAGTGGCGCGAGTTAGGCGAAGTAATCATTATGACAAACCCTTTTAAGGATCAGGAGTTCATAGGTTTGCTATCACAGAACGTTGAGCTTTCAGAGAGTATGTTTGCATTCCGAGACGGCAATAAGCTATCAGACCAGGCAATGATCTGGATGGTTGATACAAGGCCATTTAAAGAGCTGAAAAACCTTTTCAACAACATCTATGAATTCCAATCCGCGAAAGTTGAAAAATACAAATATTACCGCGCATTTCTAACGAAAGATCAAGTCCTTGAAGTCGGCCCTGGCCCTTTTCCGGATAGCTTTACTTATAAGTTCTTCACAGCTTATTATGATGAAGATAAACGCTGCCCTTATGGCATATTGCGCGCGATTAAAGACCCGCAACGTGTCAGTAATGGTGCCTTCCTTAACATGTACCGCTCAGTTGCTGCCGCACCAAAATACAGCCAGATGGCTGAACGTGGAATTACCGATGAACATGATGCTTACGAGCAGCGCATCGCCAACAGCGCCGCGGTTGTTTGGGTGAAAGACGGCGCTGTCACCGGCGGTAGAACCAAAGACAATATGCGCCCCCCTATTCCAACAGGCTTTGAAACGCCGTTTGAAATATCAGTAAACTCTATGCCGGATATTACCGGCCTTAACCTAGATTTCTTAGGCCAATCACGAGATAAAATAGCCGGCATTCTTGATGAGCAGCGCACCGATCGAGGCTTTGACCAGATCCTTGACATTATCAGTAATTGCCGGGCGTTCTACAACTCTATAGGCTCAGCCAGTCTCCACCTATTCCGCGATTTAGCTGAAATTGCACCAGGCCGCATCGTGAGCATCATTGGTGAGAAAGGCGCTGAAACCGCCCAATTACTTAAAGATAAGCTTGCCGCTGATTACCTAGCCGATGTAGACGAAGCGCCGGAATCTGTAAATCAGAAGCAGGAAAACACCAACATGCTAACGGCTTTGCTGCAACGTAACGTGCTGCCACCAGACATGCAGCTTATAACCGTGATGGCAATTATAGAAAACTCCAGCCTGCCGAAATCTATCAAAGACCGCTACACGCAAGCCTTTGAGGCAATGCAGCAGCCTAACCCGGCAGCGGAGCAAGAGAAAGCCAAGCAAGAAGCTGCGAATGAAGCGATTATCACAGCGACGGCTAAAGCAGCGGAAGGCGAATACCAGAGAAACATCGCCGATGCTCAATACAAAGAAGCACAAAAAGAGAGAGCTTATGCGGAAGCGGAGAGAATCCGCCTTGAATCGGAGCAGACCGAGGGGAATATTATCGAAAAAACTGCAAAGCGTGAAATGGGTATATTTGAAAATCAAGGGAGAAAATAATGGGTGAATTACTAGATAAAACATTAAGGGAGGCTGGTATTGATCCAGCTACCGGGAATCCTCTGGCAGCAGAGGGTAATAGTCCAGAAAACAACCAACAAGGAGGTAATCAAGATGGACAAGACAATGCACGGCAGCAAGAACAACAAGGAAAAACCGATGACGAAACCGACAATCAAGAAGCACGGGGTGACGGTAACGAAACAAATCGGCCAGAAAGTAGTGGGAACGAAGGGGCCGAAGACGAAGTAACGGCACTGACGGAAGGATTAAGTGATGAAGAGTTCGAGCGGTTAGTTGAAAAGCTAACCGCCAACTCTGAGAGGGGTATGGTGCAGCTTCCGAAATCGATGCTGAATAAAATCAAGCGTCAAAAGCGCGAAGCACAAACCAAATACGAAAACGAATTGGCGGAAACTAACGCGAAGGCTAAGGCTTATGAGCTGATGCTCAACGCAACAAAGCAAACGCCAGCACAGCATCCAGAGCAAAGGCAGCCTGTGCAAGAAGAGATCCCAGATCGTGAGCTAGAGCCAGAACGTTATGCCCTGTACATGACAGATAAGCTCGTCCCTTACGTTCAATCTCTTGAACAACGCCTCGCAAGCCGTGAACAGGAAGATGCCGTAAGCGGCGCTACCCGCGAATTACAGGCACTTGAAGGCCGCAGAACCGCGCAACACCCGGAATATCCTGAAGCTAAAGAAGCATGGGTAAAAATGCAGGTGAAGCAGATTAAAACACTCAAGCCAGACTTCCCGGACGGCGAAGCAAGGCGTAGAGTTGAAGCTGCGTTCTTGCAGCACTCAGTACAGCTTGCGGCAAATGGGGTGGATCCTACTAAATATCTACTTGATATTATGGAAGGGCTATATACTCCAAAAGCCGCTAAGAAGGCCGAGGAGAAAAAGCCTAGCGGTAAGCCAGACCTTGACGCATTGGCGAGAGCAATCCAGAAAAACAAATCATTAAGCCAAATGAATGGGCAAGCACCAGGTGGCGGCGATGAAGTGCCTGACCAAGTTGCTTATCACGCATTGAGCCAGGCAGAGCAAATAAAAGTATTAGAAAAAGTTGGCGGATTTAGAGGCTTGGTAAAAGCCTGGAGCGCTGCAAGTTAAAATTTACTTTACAGTATAAAATTTTTATGCGATTATGGGTTTACTAGAACTGCAACGCCTGACAAGGAGGCGCGCTTAATCCCCGCAAAGGATTACGTTTTTCGTTCTTCTCGCAAAAGAACCCTTGATTGAAGCGGTTAAATTTATTTTTAACTCAATTAATCAAGGGTATCCCCATGACATTAACAGTATCACCTTCAGCATCGAGAACAAGACTCTTTGGTAAGACTCTTATTCCTGAAGCGCTAAAAGAGACAATTATGGGCCAATTTGTTGGCTCTGGGCTAAAACAAGAAACCGACCTGCGCGACCTGCGCGGCGACCGCATCACCACAACAATCGGACTCAACCTCACTGGCCTTTATCAAGGCACTGGTGAACCAACAGATGGTAACGAAGAAGCGATTGCTTTCTTCAATGATACCTTCCTTGTTGGCGAGATGTCTAAATCCGTAAAAGTTCCTACCATTATGTCGCTGGATCAAAACAGCGTTGAATGGGAATACGAGATTGAAGCTTACGAACGCCAGAAAAAATACGCTGCAGCTACCTTCGAAATCTGGGCTATGAACCAGCTCGCAGGTAATACAGCAACAGCAATCGGCGTTGCGGGCGCTAACTCACCATATGATGGCCGTAATGCCTCCGGTGGTGATGTTGTCAAGCAGACCGGTAACCAGGCTGCAATTGCACCAAGCGCTAGCCGCATTGTTCGCTCTGGCGGTGCTGCAAGTGACCAAGCTCTTACATCCAGCAACACTTATTCCTTGAGAATGGTGGACGCTATGTATGAGATTGCGAAAAATGCCACACCTGTATTTGAGCCGATTAACTATAAAGGCCAGGAAGTTTTTATCAACATCATCTCCACTGAACAGAAAACGGATCTTATCCGCGAATCTGGCAGCCAGGTGCAATTCACTGATATCAGCCTTTCCTTGCTAAACGGTGGTCAGTCTCCTTATAAAAACCCACTAATGACAGCTTCTGGCTTCCTCTATCGCAACACCCTTATTCTTGAAAACACCCGCGTTCCTTACGGTGTAAACAACGCAGGCGGTCAGATTTCTACCGTTCGCCGCGCCATTTACTTCGGTAAAAACGCTGCTGCTTTCGCCTATAAAGGTGCTGATGCCGGTGAAGCAACGTTCTTCGAACAATACTTCAATGGCGGCAGAGAGCTGCAAATCACCGCAAACTCTGTGGCAGGTCTTAAGAAGGTAGTATTCAACAGCACGGATTATGCCGTGATTGTTGGCTCCTCTTACGCTGCTCCGCACACATCTTAATGGAGGATAACAACCATGACAGCTTATAATTTTACTAAAGTTGCGCAAGTCTCGAAGTACATCGGCGGCTATCCACAAACCGTTGTTGCTACGCTTGACCTTGCGACCACAATCCCGACTGGCTTTGCAAACGGCGATACCGTCAGTGGTATTCTAATCCCGCCAAATGCAACGATTGTGAGTTGGTTTTTGAGCTTTGACGAGCTTGACACCAACGGCGCACCAACCGGCACATTCGGTATCGGTGATGCTGGCTCTGCGTCACGCTTCGCAACCGGTCTCGCGATGGGCGGCAGCGCTGCATCTTATAACTATAGCTCACAGGTTAACAACCCGGCTCCGGCACTTGGCAGTAATTTCATTCCAAGCGGCGGTATTGGTTATAAATATGACACGAGTGGCGGCACAATTATCCTGACTGTAGAGGCTGCTGTTGCTACAGCCGCAACTACCGGCCAGCTTGTGCTTACTGTCACCTACACCGACAACGCTTACTAATCTATTGGGGCGGCGTAAAAACCGCCCCATAACTTATAAGGGGTTCTAAAATGAGCAGCTTACTTCCAGGTCAAATATTACCACTCCCAGCCATTGCAGCGCCTCTTTCAAGGCACGTTATACCTGCTGCCGATCCAAATAACGGCGGTAGCGCCGGGAAACTAACACAAACACAGCTTCAGCAGACGCCGAACACCACAGTCGCGCAGGTAACTGCTGCCGCAGATGTTACGCTGATTGTCGGCACCAGCAACCCTGTAAGGCGTTATGATTTCGCTGCGGGCGGCGGTACCTATACTTATAACATCGACCTCTCCACCGCTGGTGCGGCAAATGGTGACACTTTCGAGCTTTATATCAACAAGGCGGCATCCACGAATCCGACTATTGTTGTTAGAAACGGCGTAGCAGGCGCAACCCTGGTTTCGCTGAATAACGGCTCTGCCCAGAACTATTACAGCAAATTCATATTTGATGGCACGAACTGGCTGAAAATGGCGTTTGTTTTAAACACTCTATAACCATGAGGGTGGCTGATGGTAACATATGCGGAGTTTTGCGCTGACCTTGAAAGAGACTTAGAGCGCCCGGATTTGTCGGCGGATACTACTGTTGTATTAACCTCCAGCACCATTCAGACCTATGTAAACCGTGCTATCAGGCATTTCCAGGAATATGAGTTCTGGTTCAATCAGAAGGTCGTAACCAATATAGCTATAACCGCTGGTCAAGGTTCAACGCCAATTCCAGATGACTTAGTGAAGGTGGTTGAACTTAGGGTTACAACGCCCGGATATCAGCGCGAAATCGTGCCGACTCGCTACCAGAATATTGAGTACTGGCGTTCTATTGGCACGCCGATTAACAGCGGTACACCGTATGAATACGCAATATTCGCTAACAATTTCGAGTGGTGGCCGGATCCAGTAACCACTCTAGCGACCCGCCTTTCGTATGTTTATAGGCTGCCAGAACTTGTAGCAGATAATGACACCAACGCCTGGATAAACGAAGCCGGAAACCTCATTGCTGAAAAAGCATCGGCGATGATTTACCGCCGCGTGCTGCACGACCAGGAGCGCGCCGCAGAGGCCGAAGCCAATGCGCAAGACGCGTTATCACCTTTAATGGCCCGCACCCAGAAAACTAATTCTCTCGGTTATGTCAACGTTCAAACATTCTTGTAATATGGAACAATTCAAAGAAATAGTCAGGTTCGAAGAAAATGGAAAGTTCAGGCGCTTTCTATTCAAAGACGGTGATCCAAATGTATATGATGAAACAGACGGCAAGGTAACTCGCTACGGTGAGATTAAGTTCTTTGTGCAGCCTTATGTGCCGCGCCCGGAAGACATGCGCAGTCACGCAGCCCGCGTATTAACCACCTGGTGCAAGAATAAGATTGAAGGAGGCGCTATTGGCTAGTCCTTCAACACCTAACGGCATCTTCTCAAATCCGGCGGTTAACAGCGTTGTCGATGAGGATCTATGGGGCGGAATTACAAACAGCAATTGGAATATTGCCGATGCTGATACTACTACTCGGCGTTATGATTTAAATTTTGCTGACTTTACCCTCTCCCGGGGTGTTTTCAAAGATTACTCTGAAACCGTAAATGCCGCAGGTAATATCTCCGGCGCGGTAGTAATCGACTATAGCTTAGGTAATCACTACGATGCCACATTAACAGGCAACGTAAGCGGCGTGACAATTACCAACGGGCCACCGACAGGTAAGCTGGGTATTTTAACAATGAGGCTAGCGCAAGATGGCACTGGCGGCTGGGTTTTCCCATTCCCTTCATTAATCAAATGGAGCGGCAACGTCACGCCTGTATTCCCATCAACCGCATCTGAATCAGCGCTATACGCCCTTATTACCTACAACAGCTTCTCCACCGCCGGGGGTATTATCTCCGGTCAAAACTTTGTGGGGTGGTAACATGACCGGCGGAATACTCGCATGTTTGGCAGGTTCAGGGGTTAATTGGATAGCAATCACCACCGATGGTCAGGTGGCTGTTTCCGGCAACGGCGTTAATTATGTGCTCGCTGCCGCGGCTCCTGGCGCTTTATCTGCGCTTGGCGATATCAAGTATTACACACCCTCAAGTGAATGGTTGATATCAAACCTCACCAGGCTTACACGCATCAGCCGCAACGGTTCAACATTAATTAATTCAAATTTTCCTGCAGGCGCTAACTGCCGAACTGTGGCATGCGATCCTGCGATTGATCGCATTGTGGTTGCCGGTGCCGACCTCATCGGTGGCACTTTAAGCGTTTATTACGATGACCTTTTGAGCGGCTCATGGACTGAGGTCGATACCGGCCTTAGCACATCAGAGCTGAACGACATTGATTTTAACGGCACAAATTTTGTAGCAGTTTCAGGCTCAAGCGCTGAGATTGGTTACTCGCCGGACGCATCAACCGCCTGGACTAATAGCTTCACCGGCGGCGGCAGCCCTCAAGGAGGTTGCACCATTGCTTCTGGTAATGGGCATGTGATCGTCATCGTGAACAATACGCAATACGCGTATTCTAGCAATAACGGTGCATCGTTCGCCTTAAGGTCACTTCCGGCTGGCGGCCTCACCATTGCTACGTTTGACGAAAGAACAAATAATTTCTGGCTATTTGGCGTGGGCGGCTTTGCATACTACACTACCGCGCCTGGTGTGGCAGTATGGACAATTTCCGCAGCGATGGACGCTTACGACAATCTAAATGCAGCAGCCTGCTATAATGGCCGCGTGTCTGTTGTCGGCGAAGAGGGCGGCGCACCGATGATTCAAAGCACCGATGATGCCGGCGCGACTTGGACAACACTTACGCTGCCTTTTGTTGGCGCCTCACCTGTCAGAATGATAGGAGGTGTATCGCTGTAATGGTCGATTTCAAGCCAGTCCCGCTAGAAATACCGTCAGGCATGAATCCCATCCCGGATAATACGAACCTGCGCTCGCTGCAATGGGTTGATGGTGATAAGTTTCGCTTCGAGGATGGCTCACCAGAAACAATCGGCGGCACAAGCGAGGTGATTTTAGACAACGTTATCTCCGGCAAAGCGCGCACTATGTTCAGCCTATTATTGGGCACTACATCCTGGTTGTTAATTGGCACAAACACCAACTTTTACGCGCAGGCGGCGGATACCGTAAAAAACATCACGCCGCTGGTGGTATCTACCACCGCAATTCCTAACTCTCTGGACAGTTATTACATTACTCTTGCGAATAACCCGTTTACCACCACTACCGGCTCGACAGTTGTGACTGTGGCCGCAGTAGGAAACCTCTTGCGCGATGGCGATGTCATAGATTTATCCGGCACAGCTGGTGCAGTCAACGGTATCCCAGACACCGAGCTCAATGCAACGTTTAAGGTTTATAATCGCACGGCTAACAGCTTTCAGATATATGTATCCACCGCAGCTACTTCTCCTGGCTCTGGTGGCGGCGCATCGGTGATAATGGCGACATCTATTATTGTTGTTAACCAGGTGGCCCACGGTTTCGCGGAAGGTGCTCGGGTTAAAATCACCGATGCGGCTACTTTCGCAGGCATCCCGGATACTGACATCAACTTAGAATTCATTATTCATGGCGTGCTGACGGACGAATATCAAATCCGGGTAGCGACCTTGGCGACCTCTAGCGTTTCTGCTGGTGGCGGTGCTGCGACTAAAGTGCAAGGACAAATTGCCGCCGGTGAGGCCGACGCTGCTTTAGGCGTTGGTTATGGTATGGGCAAATATGGCGTTGGTAAATACGGTGTTTCAAAGAGTTCTGCAAGCCTGATTAAACAGCCGCGCATTTACAGCATGGATCGTTATGGTGACTTCGCTGTCTTAACGCCGGGAGGCAATACGCCTATTTATCTATGGCAGGGAAATGACGCAATAGCTCCGCAGGTGATAACCAACTCGCCGACTGGAAACTATGTTTTTGTATTCAACAACATCATTGTTGTGCTTGGCGCTTATAGCGATGTTGACGGCAACCAGAAAGACAACCGCATCCGCTGGTGCGACCGTGCCAATGAAACGGAATGGACTGCCTCGCCAACAAATGAAGCGCGTGAAATCATTATACGCAGCGCCGGACGCTTTATTTCACATGCCCCGATTCAAGACGGCGTGTTGCTATTTACTGCCAATAAAACTTACATCATGCGTGATATCGGCGGCGATGCAGTTTTCAGCATCCTGCCAGTCTCCAGTAACGTTGGTTTATTGGCGCAGAACGCCCGCGTGACAATAGAGAATAACGTATACTGGATGGGATTAAAAAACTATTACATGTATAACGGTGGCCGCGTTGTGCCGATTCCTGGCAACAGCAGCAAGGGTGTTAATACCGTCCGGCAATTCACCTATGATGATATCTCGCAGACTCAATTCTCAAAAACCTTCGCCTGGTATAACGAAGATAATCAAGAAGCATGGTTCCACTACCCGAGCGCAGATTCCAACGAGCCTGATTTATATACTAAAATCGATTTAGAGGAAACCTGCTGGGATAAAGGCACATTCGACCGTACCGCTGCTGAAGTCCCAGCGCCAATAACCAACTTCCCGAGGCTGATTTCAAGCGACAATACGCTCTATCGGCATGAGGTCAGCGACATGATTGAGTCAGTGACTGTAACGTATTTCACTAAGCTCAAGCCACAGAGTGACACGGTAAGGACTTTTGGCCCATATACCGTAGATTCCAATACGCCTCAAGTATATTTCAGAGGCGCAGGAAGGCAGCGTAAAATCCGCATTGATGTAGTGACGGCAAGTTTCAATGCCTTTCTTGAATCCAATTATACACAAATTGGCACGGGTGAAATAACACTCGAACTTGGCGGCTTCCGCCCTGATTCAATTCAGACTTTCAACAAATTCCGCATGGGTTCGTGGCATGAATTATTTAAACAAGGTACACCGCGATGAAACGTGATTATGAAAACGTAGAATCAAAAGAAAATGTGTTAGCCGCGCTGCAAAGAATTGTTGAGCTGCGTAAAGAGGATTTAAACGATTACAAGCTTCAGGTCGAGCGCTCTAGCTATCGGAATAATTTGCAGCCAGCGACTAAAACAATCACTGAGGATTACACGCCCGGCATCGGTAATTATTCAATCCTGGCAGATACCACGGCAGGCGCGATCGTGGTCACGTTGCCGCCGCCTGCACAATTTTATTGCTGCGTCTTTATTGTTAAAAAAATAGCAGGCGGCAATAACCTCACTGTTGATGGTGACGGGGTTAATATCGATGGCGCAGGCACTCTCGCGCTTAATACGCTTTATAATTACGCTGGTTTCCAATCAGACGGCACACAATGGTGGAGGATTATTTAAATGGGTTTTTTAAGTACAGGTTTAGGAATCGCAAGCGGCCTCATGGGCGGCGGTGGTGGTGGCAAGAGCAAAAGCAGCGTGCAGAGCGTCAGTGCGTTCGATACATTGCCGAAAAAAGGACAGGAGCTTTATAATGATCTGTTCTTCCCGGCAGTGCGTAATAACTTCAATGCGGGCTTCCAATCAGTGCCGATGCAGCGCGTGGATATCAATTCAAATGATCCGTTCCGCTCGCAGGGGCTTATCGACTTCCAGAAATACAGCGACATGATGGGCGGCTACTTTAGCCCGTTAGAGGGCATTCTCGGTGGTGGTATACCAGGCGGTGGCGCAGGTTCAGCCATGGATCCAGAAACACAAAAACGTATGGAAGATGACCTCCGCGCGGAAATGATAGGCCGCCAAGTGGTGGCGAATATGAGTAATCGCTCTGGCCTTCCTAACATGGGTCAACAACGCGGTTCAAATATCTATGGCTCGCCTTATTCAGCGGTGCCTGGTGCCACAACAGAGGATTATATTTTAATGGGTAGGCAGGAGCTTTTAAGCCCGGCTGACCGCGCGCGACTCTTCTCTAGTAAGCCAGTTAATGAAAGCGGCGTTGCTGACCTCTTCAAGGGTATCGACAAGAGCAAGGTGACTTATACGCCGTTTAACCAATATTTAAAAGACTCCGAGGGGAAAAAATAAATGGCCGTATTCAACCAAGGAATTAACCAGCAATTACTAAACCAGGTCGGCTTTACCGGCACTGCAGGCGGTGGTGCAGGTGATGCGTGGCTAGCACAAAACCCGGCGGCGGCGGCGAAATATACGCAGCTGAGGGGAACATACCAGCCTGGCTATACTTTTAATAACCCAAATGCACAGCCTTTAAATTCTTACGGCGGCGGAGTTGCGCCTGTTGGTTTTGTCGAGCCGCTAAATGATTATCAGAAAGCCGCCCTAACTGCACGCGGCGAAAGTGGCGCACCTGGCATGGGTTACATGAGTGGCGCGGCGGATTCTTTCAAGCGGATGCTCGCCGGAATACCAAATGCCTCGAATCTATTCTCATCTGGTAATGAATTTTATAACCAGGCGACTGGCTATCTAGGCGATGCTGCAGCAGGGATTAGGAGCGGCACACAAGGTTTAACGGATGCCAGCTTCCGCGAGGGTTATAACCGCTATTCCAATCCATTTATCGAAGATGTGATTGGCGGTGTCGGCTCTGATTTAAACCGCGAAGCTGATTTCCTTAGAAGGGACTCTAAGCGTGCTGGCTCTATGAACGGCGCATTTGGCGGCACTGCAAGTGGCGTTGAAATGGGTGAAATTGGTAGAAACGTGCTTGATAGGCTCGGTAAATATTCTAGCGAGTTACGGGCGCAGAACTTCAACCAGGCAACCGGCAATGCGCTGAACCAGTTTAATACAGAACGCAACCGTGATTTAAGCGGTGCAAGTGCCAATCAGCAGGGCGCACAAATCGCCGGTGGTTTTGGTGCAGATAGGTTCAATCAAGGCTTTAATTCACTCACCCAGCTACAGAATGCAACGCAGCTCGGACTTGCCGGAAACCAGGCGAACAGGCAAAAGTTCCTGGATAACACCGAAGCACAAATGGGCGCGGGTAACTTTGTCCAGAATCAAAACCAGAAATTGCTTGATATTCTTAGCGGTCAGATTACTGGTAAAACTAACTATTCAACCGATAGTCTTAACCGCCTCGCCAGTTATCTTGGTGCAATACCGCAGGGCATGTATACAAGTCAATCTGGCTCATCTAGCTCCGGCGGTGGCGGCGGTGGTATAGGTAAAGCCTTAGGCGGTTTAGCAACATTATTCTCAGGGTTCGGTTAATATGGCAGATTTTAATTTTGATAACTGGAGTTTCGATAACGTCCTAAGCGATGTGGGTGGTCAGATTGGTTTAGCCACACTCACTGGTGGCCAGGCGGATTTTGGCGCGGCGGCAAAGAATGCTGCGGCCTATAAAGATGCTGCGCGTAAACGCCAGATGGAAAAAGAGCTGCCCTCATTGTTAAGCAACCTTGACCCGAATGACCCAGAATTCGTGCTAAAACTTGCGCCTCACATTGGTGTGGCAGAGGCATTCAAGATTCAAAACCAAATGGCCGACAACGCCCACACCAATGCCATGATGCAAGGCTTAGGCATTGGCCTTATTCCACCGGCGATGCAACAGCAGCAAGCACAGCCACAGCAGCAGCCAGGTATAGACGCCGGATTTGTTCCGAACAGTGGGGCTATAAAGGATGGTCAGGTAATACCAATGGGTAATCAGCAACCGCAAATGCAGCCGATGGCACAACCACAACAGCAAGGCGGTGGTTTAATGGATCGCGTCTCTCCGGAAGCGAAGCAGGCGTTTGGTTATGATATGGTGCTCGGCGGGAAGCCTAATCCGGAAATATTACTCAAAGATGTTTACCGCCAGCAGGATATGAAAGTGGCGCAGGATAAACTCGCCAAAGAGCAGGCATCTGAGGGTGATCTTAAAAAGATTGGTGATTATGAGTTCATGGGCCAGGGTGTCCCGGATAAGGAAGTTGTTAAAGAGGTGCGTGCAGAAGCCATTACTCAAAAGCGGCTCGACCAGTCACTGGACAGCCTTGAAAAAACAATTGCCGAAGGCGGAAAAAGCATTGTACCTGGTACGCCACAATATAAAAAGCTTAAAGGTATTCTTTCCGACATTCGTAACGCCGAAAGAAAAATTGGTGCAACCGGCGTGCTGAACGTTGGCGAGTTACCTTTCCTAGAAGAAAACTATGGCGCGTTTGATCCAACGAAGTTCGACAATTACCTGACCAGCACGCCTGATCAGTTACTTTCTGAATTGCAGGATTATAAACAACGCCGCCGTGCTGGCTTTGATTCAGCCGTTGAGGTTTATGGTTATGGCAGGAAAAACGCTCCAGCCAAAGCCGCATCAAACCTAGCCCCGCAAGACCTCGATAATATGAGCCTTGAACAGCTTCAACAGCTTCGCGCGCAGATGGCAGGAGGTGCTCAGTAATGGTGACGCTCGCCGACATCGACGCCGCAATCGCAAGGAAGACCGCCGCTAAGGCTCCTGTTGCTAAGGTGCCTGCACTACCGGCTGAATTGCAGCCTGATAATTACGTTGCAGCACAAAATGCAAAAGCAGAGGCCGCATATGCAAATGCGCCGTCATTCCTAGACCGCGCCGGACAAGCTGGCATAGATTTTATGGCCGGTGTTGGCACGGGCGCTTCGGCGCTGCCTTTAGGTGCTGCACAATGGCTTTCAGACAAGATTGACCCGAATGAAGAAACAGATTTAGCGTTTGCAATTAACAGAGCAGCGCAAAGGCGCAATTCTATTGCTGATACCAGCACGGCAACACAGGCCGGTGATATTATTGCGCAGATAGGACAAACTGCAGCTATACCAATTCCTGGCGCTAAAACTAAGGCATTGGGAACCGTTGGCAACGCTGCGGCGCGTACAGCAGGCGTTGGCACCATGGGGGCGCTTATGTCTTACCTATCGCCAAGCTCTTTAATGGATTCTGGCCAAAGGGAAGATGAGAGGCAGAATCGTGCAGCTATTGGCGGCTTAAGCTCCGTTGGCTTAGATTTGGCATTACGCGGCCTTGGTAAAGTCGCAAGCAACCCGCGCGTAGGTGAGTTTTTTAACGACATCACAAGCGGCACAAAGCAGGCGGATATTGTCGCTTCCGAAGGTGCGGCGGTTGACAAAGGATTCTCAAGAGGCATAGCAAAAGTTTATGACAGGCTAAACAGTGATAT